GAAACAGAGGCGAAGCTGGCTGCTATGCAAGAGCAGATGTCAGCGATACTTGCGGCTGTTGCGGAAAAGACCCCCAAAAACCGTAAACCGAAAGTAGTCGAGGCCTAATATGTCCCAAACGATGTTGCAGCTAGTTCAGCAAACCGCAGCCGAGTTAAACTTGGCTGTGCCTACCTATGTGATTGGTAATCCATCACAAGATGTGCAGCAAATTCTGGCTTTAATGAATGGCTCTGGCTATGATTTGGTCAAAGAATATGATTGGCAAGCTTTACAAGTGCAATATCGTTTTTATACACAGGCTATTAACTGTAATGCCACCTCTGTAAACAATTCTACTACCCTTGTAGTAGACCCAGGGGTGGACATTACGGCTGTTACAAGGCAATGGGGTATTACAGGTTACAACATTAACCAAGATACTCAAGTTGTTAGCGTTTCTGGACAAACAATCACCATGAGCCAAATGGCTTCTGGTAGTGGTAATGGCGCTATTGTATTGGCGCAAACTGCATACGATTTACCATTTGATTTTGAAGCTATTACAGACCGCACTCAATGGGATAAAACAAAACATTGGGAAGCTTTAGGGCCTGAAGATGCTCAACAATGGCAATGGCTAAAATCTGGGTATATTTCAACTGGCCCTCGTATTCGCTGGCGTATTTTGGATAACCAATTCCAAGTATGGCCTCCAATGAATACTAATGAGTATTTAGGCTGGGAATATCGCTCTAAAGGCTGGGCTAGAAGCGCCACAGGCGAAGTAAAAACTAGCTTTACTGCTGATAGCGATACAACTGTATTTGATGACCGTATTATTGTTTTAGCTACAAAGCTAAAGTATTTCCAAATTAAGTCATTTGACACTAGCGCATTGCAACAAGACTATATGCGTTATTTGTCTATTGCTAAATCTAACGACAAAGGCGCTCCAAACTTGTCGTTTGCTCCTTATCCATCCAAGGTTCTTATTGGTTACGCTAATATCCCTGATACTGGCTATGGAAGCTAATCATGCTAGGTCAAGCTAAAAAGTTTTCTGCAACAACTTCATCTATTCCATCCCCTATTGGAGGTTGGAACGCTAGAGATTCTTTAGCGAATATGGCTCCTACAGATGCAGTTCAGCTTATTAACTTTTTCCCAACTCCTACTTCTGTAACCCTTAGAAAAGGGTATGCAAAAACTTCCACAGGAATTACAGGAAAAGTTTATAGCTTGATGAATTACGCCAAAACAAATGGCACATCTACGCTATTTGCGGCAGCAGGCTCTAAAATTTATGACGCTTCAAGCGACCCTGCAGTAGAGGTTTTTTCTGGCATTACTAATAGCAAGTTTCAATTTGTAAACTTTTCTAATGCTAGTGGCGACTATTTAGTAGCTTGTAATGGTCAAGACCCTACAATGATTTATGACGGTACTCGTTGGTTTTATGTAGCCACAACCACAACTGCTCAAACTATTAGCAGTATTACTAGGGGCGGAGCAGGTAATTTAACCGCTACAGTAACCACAGCGTCACCGCATGGCTTGGTTGATGGCAATAGAGTAACCATTTCAGGCGCAACAGAATCTAATTACAACGGCACTTATGTCATTGATGTAACAGGCACAACCACATTTACTTACACAATGGCAACTGCTCCAGCGGCTAACGCTACTGTAGTAGGCTCATATACCGTTATTGGTATTACAGGAGTGGATTCATCTAGTTTTATTAATGTCAATTTGTTTAAAAACCGCCTATGGTTTACTCAAAAAGACACCATGAAAATATGGTATTTAGATGTTAACAATCTCAGTGGCGCAGCAGTTTCAATTGATTTTGGCGGTATTGCTCGTAATGGCGGTTATTTGCAAGCAATGGGTACATGGACACTTGATGCTGGACAAGGTGCTGACGATTACGCTGTATTTGTAACCAGTATGGGAGAGGTGTTAGTTTATAACGGCACAGACCCTTCAACATCCGCTACATGGGCTTTAAAAGGTGTTTGGCAATTAGGTCAAACTTTTAATCGTAAATGCTTTTTTAAATGGTCTGGCGACCTTTTGCTGCTTACTCAAGACGGTTTAGTGCCACTTTCTTCAGCGCTTCAATCTAGCCGTTTAGACCCTAGAATTAACCTTACAGATAAGATTTATTACGCTGTAAGTCAAGCTGCTACTACTTATTATGCTAATTTTGGTTGGCAAATTAACTATTTTGCTAGCGAAAATATGCTTATATTGAATATTCCTATATCTGATGGGGTAGAGCAGTATGTAATGCACACGATTACTAAATCTTGGGCTAGGTTTACAGGTCTTGAGGCTTATTGCTGGGAAGTATCAAATTCCAATGAAATGCTTTTTGGTGGAGATGGCTATGTAGCTAGCTTTTACCAAGGCAATTCTGACAATGGCTCAAATATTCAAGCCAATGCACAACAAGCTTATAGTTATTTTGAAAGCCCAGGTCAGTTAAAACGCTTTACTTTAGTGCGCCCTATTTTGCAAACAAACAATGGCGTGCCAACTATAGCGGTTAATATAAGCACTGATTTTGCCCCTGAAACGCAATTTGGCACATTAACATTTAACCCAGCTTCCACTGTTGGCGGCACTTGGAATTCATCTTTATGGGATGATGCTTTATGGAGCGCAGGGGATATTGTTACAAAGAATTGGATGGGCGTTACAGGATTAGGTTTTTCAGCTTCTGTTAATCTATCAATAGCTTCACAAGGTATTGATTTTAAATGGACTTCAACCGATTATGTAATGGAAAAAGGAGGCGTACTGTAAATGCTTGTTACGGCAAACACACCAGAATTAAAGAATATTGCAATACAGGTATTGTTTAATGAAATTGGCGTGCAACCCTGTGGAGATTTACAAGCGCTTTTTTGGGCTAATAAAGAGAATCAGATTGAATGGGTAATTGGATATACTGCATTTATTGGGAAAACTTGCCAGATGCACATGGTAAATCTAAAGGGTGGTTATACCCCCAAAGAATTACTTAAAGCAGCATTTGACTATCCTTTTAATAAATGTGGTATTGAAAAGACTTTTGGTTTAGTAAATAGCAATAATAAAAAAGCTATGGAATATGACCAAAAACTAGGTTTTAAAGAAGTAATGCGGTTTGACAAGATGCACGACGATAGTGGTGATATTGTAGTTTTTGAAATGAATAAAGCTGATTGCAGATGGATTAAGGAACGCAAAAAATGAGCATATTACGAAGCAAACATTCTGGATGGACTTTTGAAGGCAAACGCACCCCTTTTGGTGGCGGTAAAGGTTCAGCCCCTCCTGCTCCTGATTACAGCGGCGCAGCCAAAGAAACAGCAGCAGGTAACTTAGACGCTGCTCGTACAGCTACTGCTGCCAACCGTGTAAATCAATATACCCCTTATGGAAGTCTTGAATACAAGATTAATCCTCAAGAACAATGGGACATTTACGGCAATCCTACTTGGTCAGCTACTCAAACTTTAGCCCCTGAACAGCAAAAACTGCTTGATATTCAAAACCAAACTAGCCTTGGATTAGGAAGTTTAGCTGGCAAAGGACTTGGCTATGTTGAAAATATGTTGCAAAAGCCTTTTGACACAAGTCAAATTGCTCAAATTGGCATTAATCCAGGCGAAACTATGCAAGATTCAATCATGCGTAGACTTCAGCCACAAATTCAACAACAACAAAAGTCTTTTGATGCAACTATGGCTAACCAAGGCATACCAGTAGGCTCTGAGGCTTACATGAATGCTAAACGAGCCTTTGACCAGCAGCAAAACGATTTGATGACTAGCGCTGTAATTCAAGGAACAAACACAGGATTGGCTGCTAATCAACAACAATTTGGCCAATTAGGTTATATGCGTAATGAGCCTATTAACACCCTTAATGCGGTGCGTACAGGCTCTCAAGTAAGTAGCCCTAGCTATATTAATAATATTGCTCAACAAGCTACTACACAAGGCGCTGACTTGTTAGGTGCGGCAACTGCTCAAGGCAATTACAACACAGCGTCTAATAACGCTTCTACCGCAGCAAGCAGTAATTTGACAAGTGGCTTAATGGGCTTGGGTGGCGCAGCAATGATGGCGTTTTAATGACCCCAGTTAATGAAAGTGCATGGTCTTATTTTGGAGAGCCTAGCGTAGCGGTATGGGAAAATGACCAATATAAGGTTTATGGGTTTCAAGATGGGATTTCATTAAGACTTGATATTTGTAGAAAAGATGGTAAAGATGGAATAAAATGGGATGACTTGCAGAGAATTAAAGCCGATTGTGGATTTAGTCATTGTGATGCTGTCGAGTTTTTTCCTTCAGAAGCTGATGTTATTAACACAGGAAACTGGCGGCACTTATATGTATTTTTTGACAAACTACCTTTGATTAGACGACTATGAACCCATACGCACAAAACAATCCGTATATCATGCAAGCACAAGGCTTAGACCAACAAGGCTTAAACCCTGTATTTCAGAATATTGCTAATCAACAGGCTAATCAAAATGCCATGATTGCTCAGCAAAATCAATTAATGAATCAAGCAAGCGGTGTTGGTGGCGGTGGTGGTGGCATGAACCCGTTGGCTATGGCTGCAGCTTTGCGTAACAAGCAACCTCAAACTGGCGCTTCTCTTGCTGACAGAGCAGCAAACTATTTTGGCACGCAACAAAGCCCTGAAATGAAGGCTGAAATCAATCAATTAGGTAGCAACACTTGGAATCCTATGAGTGATTACTATACAGGCAAAAACGGCTGGGGTAATTACGGAGAATAATATGGCAGACGCATATAACTTAGCACAAGCTGGGACATTAAGCCCAGAAGATTTTGCTCAACAACAGCAATTAAACCGCCAACAACAAATGGCAAATATGCTAATGCAGCAAAGCGGACAGCCACAAGGTCAAATGATTAGTGGTCGTTATGTTGCTCCTTCTTGGGCGCAACAATTAGTGCCTTTGGCTAACATTATGGCTTCTAAATATATTGGTGAAAAAGCCGATACACAAGCTGCTCAATTAGCCGCTGCTATTCGTGGCAACAGAAATGCTGCAGAACAAAAAATTCTTGACAAAGTTCTTGGAACACCTGATGTTGCTACAGAAGTTGCTGGCCCTTACACAGGCAATGTGCCTATGCCTGTAGCTGTAAAAGAAGGCTCTAAACCTGATTTAGCTGGCGCTTTGAGGGAAATTAATTCTCCAACTAATTATTATGGTGCAGGTCAAGATTTAAAAGGAATGGTTCTTAAACAATTAATGCCTGAACCTACCCCTGAAGAAAAACGCTTTAAAGCAGCTGTTGCTGATGGTAGTTGGAATGTTCAGAAACAAGGTGGCTTAAATGCGTTCTTAAACCAAATGTCAGAAAAAGATAAAGCTAGCTTGGCTATTGATAGGGCTAGATTAGGCATTGCTCAACAGCAACTTGCATACGATACTGGCATGGGAATAGGCGGCACAAGTGGCGGTGGCGTAGCACCTCAGCCTTATGCAACTGTAGCGCCTGGTAGCCCAATTCTTGCGCCAGGTCAGCAACCTCAAATAATTCCACAAACCAATATGACTGAACAAATGCCTAGATTTCAATCTAAGGCTCAACAAGATGTTTGGGTTGCCACACAAAAAGAAAAAGGCAAATTACAAGCTGAAGCCCAAAATGCTTTGCCAGGCGCTTTACAAACAGTTCAATCAGGCTTGGATGCAATTAATGGAATGATTGGCGATACTACTGTAGACGCAAAAGGCAATTTGATTTATGGAAAAGTTAAGCCGCACGCAGGTTTTGAGGGTGCGGTTGGTGTTTCTGGAATTGGGAGTGGATTTGGTGCTGCTGGATTCATACCTGGCACAGATGTTAAAGACTTTCAGTCACGCTTTAAGCAAGTTGAAGGACAAGCATTTTTGGGCGCTATTAATACATTGCGTGGCACAGGTCAAATTACTGAAATTGAAGGCGCTAAAGCTACTGCGGCTCTTAATAGAATGAATTTAGCTCAATCAGAAGCTGAATTTGTTAGGGCTGCCAATGAATTTAAAGATGTTTTGCAAAAAGGATATAAGGCTGCTCAACAAAAAGCTGGCGTTGCTCCAATAAATTATGGCGCACAACCTACTGCTAGTGGCTCAACTGCTAAATATCGTTACAATCCTGCTACTGGAACTTTAGAATAATGGCGCAAATAGTTGAAGTTGTTGGCCTAGGAGATGTAGAGTTTCCTGACTCAATGAGTAAGGAGCAAATTACTGTTGCTTTGCAAAAGTTGCCAAAGCCTAAATTTGAACCTACGGCTACAAATCGTGGAAATATAATTAATTCCGATGTTCCTACTGTTGTAGGCTCTCAACCTAATGCTGTAAACGCACAACCTCAAACAAAGCCTGTAAGCATGATGGACAGGATTAAAACTTTGTATGAAGTGCCAACAGCAATGGTTGCCCCTGCAATTACAGAGCCATTAGCGCAAGCGTATGGTGTTGTTAGAAGTATTCCTGAAGCTATTTCTACAGGTCAAGCACCTGCTCCAATTGGTCAAAAATATGCACAACAAGCCAGTCGTGCAATGCAATATCAACCAACCTCACCTGAATCTCAGGCTGTTTTGGGAACAATTGGCGAAACTTTAGAAGCTGCAAAAATACCTCCTTATGTGGGTAATATTGGCGCAATTCCTTCATTTCAACAATTTGCTAAACCTGCCGCAAATCAAATGGCTGGAGCATTGCGTAATGAAGCTAATATGGTTAAAGAAGTTGTTGCCCCTGCAATTCAGCGTGGCATAGAAACAGTTAAACCTGTTGTTGCAAAAGTTGCAGAAACAGTAGAGCCAGTAACAGCAAGAATGGCACAAGCATTGCGTAGCGAGCCTAAAATTAACATTGCTGGTATTGCCAAGACAGCGCCAGAAATAGAAGATTTGGCTGCTAAATCATCATCTTTGTTCAAACAAGCTAAAGAATCTGGTGTAGAACTAAATGCGCAAGATTTTTCTAATGTGATGAAAAGTGTTGGAAAAGATTTGCGTAGCGAAGGTTATGATGTTCGTTTAATGCCTAAAGTTGGTGTTGCTTTAGAAGAATTGCAAAACGCCAAAATGCCTAAAGATTTTGAAGAATTAAGCACTTTGCGCAAATTTATTCAAAACGCTCAAAAAAGTGTTGACCCTGATGAACGCAGAATTGCAAGTATTCTTAAGTCAGAATTTGACAACTATGTGGCTAACATTCCTGAATCTTCTGTTGTTGGTGGGAATAAACAAGGCTTGACAGCATGGAAAGAAGCTAGAGATACATACGCAAAAATGAGCAAATCTGAAATATTTACAGATATGCTTGAAAACGCAGAATTAGACAAAACTAAATTTAGTATGTCTGGCGCTGAAAATTCTCTTGCAAATCAATTGCGTCAATTAGCTAAAAATCAAAAGAAAATGCGTTTATTTACAGCGGAAGAGCAAGAGGCTATTAAACAAGCGTCTAAAGGAACTGGCACACAAGCTGCATTGCGTATGTTTGGCAAATTTGCCCCTACAAGCGCAGTAAGCAGTATTCCAGCTTTATTAGCTACTTCTGTAAGTGGCCCAGCAGGATTGGCTATGACAGCGGGCGCTATGGGCGCTAGAGTTGCAGCTACAAAAATGAGAAAATCTGATGTTAAAAACTTAGCCGCTATGATGCGTGCTGGGGCAAAAAAAAGCCACAAGGAGCAATAAATGAGTAGAAACGGAAGCGGAGTTTACACACTCCCTAATACAAACCCTGTAGTACCAGGTTCAACCATTTCTACGGTTTGGGCTAATGGCACTATGACTGATATTGCAGCAGCCCTTACAGGCTCTTTAGCTGCCGATGGTCAAACCCCAATGACAGGCAATTTAAACGCCAATAATAATAAGATTGTAAGCCTTGCAGAAGGTACTGTGGCTGGTAATGCGGTTGAGTATGCTCAGTTTTTAGCTGCCACAACATCTGCCGTTGCCATTACTGGCGGCACTATTAATGGCACAACTATTGGTGCTACAACCCCTGCTTATGCTAAGTTTTCAGAGTTAGTTATTCCTGTTGGAACTACTGCTCAACGACCTGCAACCCCTGTAAATGGTGATATTCGCTATAACACTACTACAGGTCAATATGAAGGCTTTACTACAATAGCCCCTGTAACCACCATTTCAAGCATTACTAATGTAACCACAACGGCTACAGCTACAACTGCAGAAAACCATAATCTTCAAACTGGCGATTATGTAACTATTTCAGGATGCACACCTTCTGCTTATAATGGCTCATTTAGCATTACAGTAACTGGCGATACAACATTTACTTACACAATGTTGACCAATCCTGGCGGTTCAGCAAGCGTTGTAGGCACATATACCGTTGGAATTTGGACACAAATTGGCGGTGGAGCTACTGGTTCAGGAGGAAATCAAGTATTTGTACTAAATGACCAAACTGTTACCGCTAGTTATGCCATCCCTACAGGTAAAAATGCTAGTTCTGCAGGCCCTATTACTATTGCTACAGGTGTTACAGTAACAGTTCCAACTGACAGTTATTGGGTAATAGTCTGATAAAATACTGAAAACTAAGGATAAATTATGGCTGGTCAATTAACGATTGATACATTAAAAGCAAGTAGCGGAGTTCTTTCCACACAAAATGGTATGGATGGAATTCCAAAGGCATGGGCTAATTTTAACGGAACAACTGCGGCAGTAAATCTTGGTTTTAATATTTCAAGTATTACTAAAAATTCTACTGGAAATTTTACGCTTAATTTTGCTACTGCAATGCCAAATGCTAACTATGCGGTAACTTTTGGTGTGTGTGGAGGAAGTCCTAACTCTGGATTTGTTGGTTCAGTTTTTTCTTCATCACAGTATGGTGGCCCAGCATTAAAAAGCACAACACAATGTCAGATTGCTTACAATGATTACACAGCTACAGTAAGAGATTTTACGCAATTATATGTTGCAGTTTCGGGAACATAAGGATAAAAAATGGCTGGCACACTAACAATATCAACGCTATCAGACGGCACTAATAGCACTTCTTCTACTAACTGTATTCAAGGTTCTGCAAAAGCTTGGATTCGTTATAATGGTTCTACAGCATCAATTATTGGTTCTTACAATGTAAGTTCTGTAACAGTAGCTTCTGCTGGTAACTACACAATAAATTTTACAAATGCATTGCCAAATGCAAATTATACAACTATAGCTAGCGTTGCCAATATTTCAACTGCTTGTGGTCTTGTAAACATTGGTACTACTGGGCCAAATGGTAACTCTAACAATTTTTCTTCTGGAAATATAACCACTACTGGTGTAAAAATTACTGTATTTAATATTAGCCAAGCACAAGGTAACAGTGAATATGTTTCTGTTGCGTGCTACTCTTAATCAAAGGAATCAAAATGACACAAGCAATTATTTTTACTAACGACAATGGCGGTGTATCAATTTGCATCCCTACTGGCGAATTATCAATTCAAGAAGTTCAGACTAAAGACACGCCTAAAGGCTCTATCATCGTTGATACAGCTTCTTTGCCTAATCAGCACAATGACTTCTTTGATGCTTGGGAATTAGTAGATGGCAAAGTAAAAGTTAGCCTAGATAAAGCTAAAGAAATCACCAAGAAACGCCTTCGTGCAGAGCGTGAGCCTTTGCTTGCCGCACAAGATGTAGCCTTCCAGCGTGCATTAGAAACAGGTGCTGATACTTCAGCTATTGTTGCTGAAAAAGCTAGATTGCGTGATGTAACTTCTTTGGTTGATGCCGAAACAACACTAGAAGGCTTACGAGCCATTAAGGTCTAATATGTCAGTCGTTATTAATGGAACAAACGGCATTACAACCAATTCTGGTGTTTTAACTGCAAATGTGTACACAGTAGCAACTTTGCCGACCGCTGGCATTGCTGGAAGAAGGGCTTTTGTTTCTAATGCTTTATCTCCAGTATCTTTGGTTGCGGTTGTAGGTGGCGGTGCAATTACTGTCCCAGTATTTGATAATGGCTCATCTTGGATAGTTGGATAATATGCTACTAATCTCATGGATGTTTGACAAATTAGGTTATATGCCAAAGGTGTCTGTTGACACTTCTTGGCCTTTCCCAGCCACGCAACAAGACTACACACCTCACCCAGATGAAGTGAAAAAGCCTGCCAAAAAAGTGGCAAAAAAGTCTGTTAAAATCGCTAAGGCGACTACTCGCAAACCAAAAACTAAATAATGAGTAGCGACATGGCTGACCTTGAAAAATTCGATATGTTTAAGTTTGGCGGCTTGGTAAATCAAGTCGAACATCTACAACACAAAGTAGATTCAATGGACAAAGACATCAAAGAATTGCTTGAGTTAGCCAATCAGTCTAAAGGTGGTTTTTGGATGGGTATGACAATAGCCTCAATCATTGGTGGCTTTATCACCTACATTTCAAGCTGGGTATTCCATAAGTGAAGCGTATGCGTCAATCGAGGACTATGTGGTTCTCGCTTGCGTTAGTGGTTTTAGGCGCATTATTGGACAACTTTTCTTACTTACAGTCAGTTATTGACCAAAAATACTATGGCATTTTATTGGTTGGCATTGGTGTTATTGTGGCTGTCCTTAGGTTTGTTACTACAGGGCCTGTGAGATGATTTACGCCATTTACTTAGTGCTAGTACCTATTAGCCTATTATTGACCCTTATAGCGGTCATATTAGCCCCTATATTGCCTTTATTTGCGGTACAAAAGCTATGGTGGTGCGATAACCATCATTTTCAAGCTGTAGGCCCTGTATTGCCTTCTTGGCTTAATTGGTTTATGACCCCTGACAACACTTTAGATGGTGATGCAACTTTTGAAAGAATCAATGGAAAAGGATATTTTAGTCAAGTTAAGTGGCTCTGTCGCAATCCTGCTTATTCTTTTGCACTTAAATACCTTTTTTCACCTTATAAGGTTACTGTGGCTGGCGATATATCAATTAAAGATAACGATAACGCTAAAGCTGGTTGGTGTTTTGTTACTGCTAACAACCTATTTCAGTTTCGTTGGGTATTCCCAATCGGATTTAATCGGTGTTTGTATTGTAATTTTGGGCATAATATTTTTGCTTTAGCAGACCCTAATATAGAACCTAAACCAAGCACTTATCAATCCACATTTGTATTTTCACCTCGTATATCAGGATTTAGATGATTGATTATGCAAAACTAGGTATTGCTGCTTTTTTATTAATTACAGCCTTTGCTTCTGGTTGGGGTTTGCGTAACCGTGACTTTAAAGAATACAAAGTAGAAGTAGAAAATGCCGCTAAAGCACAAGAAGCCCATGTGGAATCAATTAAGAAACAACAAGAAATAACCACAAAATCTATTGAAAAGGAATATGATGCGAAACTTGCTTTATTGCGTAATTATTATGCTAATGGGGTGCGCCAGTCAAATACCAGCAAATTGCCCAACATTTCCAACACCACCAACGGTATTAATGACCTCACCACCAACGCTTTACTTGCTTGTGCCGAAACAACCCAGCAATTAGTCAGTTTGCAAGACTGGATTAATCAACAAATAGGCATTAAATGAGCGACTTTAAAGAGTGCTTAGATTTAGTTTTAAAATCTGAAAGTGGTTGGGTTAATCATTCACAAGACCCAGGTGGAGAAACGAATTTAGGCGTTACCAAGCGTGTTTGGGAAGAATGGGTAGGTCATCCTGTATCTACCATGAAAAACCTTACAGAAGCCGATGTAGCGCCCTTATACGAACAAAAATACTGGAGACCTTGTTATGCGGAAGTATTGCCTAGGGGACTCAACTTTGTTGTATTTTCCTTTGGAGTTAACGCAGGGCCAGGTCGGAGTGTTAAATTGCTTCAACA